AGGAGGCCCGGACGGTACCGTTCTGGGCAATGATGCAACCGACCTCGTGGGCTTCTACGGGGCAACGCCGGTTGCTCAGGTTGCGCTTGTTACCAACACGTCTGGGACCGTGGGTAACACCAACGATGCAGTTGATGCGATTATCGCGGCTCTGCAAACACTAGGGCTGATGGCTTCATCGTGAAGCTGATTATTGAGGCGAGAGCGAGTTTCGGGGATGAAGTGTTTTCTCGAAACTCGCTCTCATCGCCTGATGTACCCGAACCGACCGGCAGCGGCCCTCTTGCTGTCGTCGGGGGTGGTGCCTCAATCATCAACCACATTGATGAATTGAGAGAGTGGCCCGGTGAAATCTGGGCAATCAACGGGACTGCGGATTACCTGAGAGAGAACGGCATTGAGTGTTGGTTCTACTCCGTCGATCCTGATCCTGACCTGGCGGGGATGGTCTCCGGCAAGGCGGTCCTGGCAAAGCATTGCGATCCAAAGTGCTTTCAGAATGCCGATGTGGCGTACAAGACAACAGGCCCGTTTGCAGGGCCTACAAGTGCAGTTGCCGCGACGAGTTTAGGGCTAAAGGCCGGGTTCACGCCGATCACGTTTTTTGGCTGTGAGTCGAACTATGGGGAACAAACCCACGCCTACCGCGATGAAGTTCTACCCAATCTGGTGGAACTCGACTGTGGCGGCGAAATCTTTCTGACAAAGCTGGAGTTGATCCTTCAAGCCGAACAACTGGCGGGGGTTATCAACCGGTTTCCTGAGCATTTCTCGGAACGCAGCGGGGGCTTTCTCCGCGCGATGATTGAGCATGGCGGGTACGCCGTGAAGCGAGTTTCACCGAATATCATGAAAGGAATCACCACATGAAAATCTACCAATGGAACGGCTGGCGGTACGATGCCAAGACAGCGCCGGAAGACAACATCCCGGAAGGCTGGTTCAAGTCAAAGGCCGATGCTGCGCCGAAGCCTGAAAAGAAGCCAAAGCCTGAAACGAAACCACAGTCCGGCGAACTGACCGAAGATCAGGTTCTGGATATCGTCACGTCTGGCCTGACGGCGAAAGCGCTTGCCGAACAGTACGGCATCACGCCGCAGAAGGTTGGCGTCTTGCGGAGGTCTGCAAAATGAGCCTTCTCACCATCTGCAACGCTGTCTGTGATGAGGTTGCGCTAACCCGCCCCTCGACTATCGTGGGCAATACGGCAGATGATGCCCGCACGCTGCTTCGGCTGTGCAATAAGGTCGGTGAAGACCTGATGCTGACGGTTGACTGGCAGATCCTGCGGAAAGAACAGACATTCACGGCGCTTGGTCAGGAGGAGCAGACATCAATCCTGCCATCTGACTTCAACCGGTTTGTGCCAGACACCTTCTATAACCGCACCCTGACGCAGAACATCGTCGGGCCGGTGCCGTCTGCCACATGGCAGGCGATGAAGGCAAACAGCGGCGTCGGGTTTGATCCGTCATTCATCTATCGTGGCGGGTCCGTGTTTGTCCTGCCAACCCTGACAGCCGGGAACTCGCTGGCGTTTGAATACATTTCAAACCAGTGGGCGCAATCGTCTGGTGCGGTTGGGCAAACGTCATTCCAGGCGGATGATGACACCGGGATAATCGACGAAGGGTTGATCACTCTTGGCGTAATCTTTGAGTATCTACAGGCGGAAACGCAGCCTTCCGACGTGGCGTATGATATCTACAAGTCGCGTCGGGATGCGCTCATTAATTCCGATCAGCGCAATTCCGGCACGCTCTCGGCTGGTGACATCTTCGGCACCCGTGCGCGGCTGAATACGGTCCTGTTCTCATGAGGGGCGCTGTCTCCAAAGCAATGCCCCCGCCGATTGGGGGATGGGATACCCGCGAGGCGCTGGCAGATATGCCGGAGGATCACGCGGTTATTCTCGACAACTGGTTTCCGTCAACGGATCGGGTAACGCTTCGGCGGGGAATTACAGAGTTCGCAACGGGCCTGAGTGGCAACGTCGAGACGCTTATTCCTTATGTTGGTGTATCCGGTGCCAGCACCCTGTTTGCTGTGAATGACGGGAAAATATACGACATTTCCAGCGGCGGTGCGATTGGTTCGGCTGTGGTCTCCGGGCTTTCCAATGACCGGTTTCAGTACACGGCTATCGGAACCGGCGCGGGGCAATTCATCATTGCGATGAATGGCGCTGACACACCGAGAACCTATAACGGGTCATCCTGGGCGAACGCATCGATCAGCGGGCCGACAGCGGCAAATCTGGTGTGGTGCCAACTGCATCAACGCCGGTTGTGGTTCGGGGAAACGCAGAGTCTGTCGGCTTGGTATCTGCCGGTAAACTCCATTTCCGGGACAGCGACGGAATTTAGCATCAAGGGGCTGGCGTCTCGTGGTGGGTACATTATGGCGATGGGTACGTGGTCACGCGACAGCGGTGCCGGTGCCGATGATGTGGCTGTGTTCTACACATCCGAGGGCGAGGCTGTCGTTTATTCCGGGACTGACCCGTCGAGTGCGGCAACGTGGTCTCTGGTGGGCGTGTTCCAGATCGGGAGACCTATCGGGCGGCGGTGCATGATGAAGGCCGGTGCTGATCTGATCATGGTCACGGAAGATGGTTTCGTACCGGCATCCAAGATTTTGAGCATGGACAGGTCTCAGGCGGAAGTCGTGGCGCTGTCTGCACAGATCAACAAAGCGGTGAATGACGCGGTGCGGGAGAATGGAACGACATTCGGCTGGCAACCGTTCATCTATCCCCGCGCGACGATGATGATTTTCAATATCCCGCAATCAAGCACGGTGGCGCACCAGTATGTATTCAACACCCTGACCGGTGCGCCGTGTCGCTTCACTGGGATTAACGCCTTCTGCTGGGCTTTGAAGGGCGACCTGGCCTATTGCGGCGGCAATGGCGTTGTGTATCAGTTTGACGATGGTAATTCCGATGCTGGAACGAACATCTCATCAGATGCCGTGCAGGCGTTTTCATATTTCGGCTCACCGTCACGGGTAAAGAAGCTGGCACGAATAGAGGTCGTCTTTCAGTCGGACGGCGACCCAAACGCAGCGATCGATATCAACACAGACTTTCAGATTAAGGCCGCGACTGCCGTTGCGACAGCATCCCCATCAGGCTCTGCCCGGTGGGGTATCGGCAAGTGGGGTATCGGCAAGTGGGGTTCAGCGGATCAGATTTACCGGGGCTGGAAGGGTATCCGGGGATACGGACGCTCTATGGCGGTTCGGGTTCGCGTTAACACCAGCAGCGGTCGACCGTCGTGGATTGCGACAAACTGGCTCTATACCGAGGGGGGAAATCGATAATGCTGGTTTACAACGCCACGGATGAAGTCGCGGCGTGGGTTTGCAATCTTATCCAGCACGTCACGGATTTTGGCCCGTGTGCAGCCATTGGCGTTGAGCGAAAAGGCAAGATCATCGCGGGGATGGTCTATCACGACTACCAGCCGGAAGCGCAAACGATTCAGTTGAGCATGGCAGCGACATCGCCACGGTGGGCGGTTCCTGGGGTCATCAAGGGCCTTCTGGCCTATCCGTTCGAGCAGCTTGGCGTTTACAAGGTCTGGACGGCAACGCCGCGCCTGAATGTCCGGGCGCTAAGGGTCAATGAGCATGTTGGGTTCACGCGCGAGGCGGTGTTGGCGCATCACTTCGGCCCTCAAAATCACGCGGTTATCTGCCGGTTGCTAAAGCCGGATTACAAAAGGAGATACGGCAATGGGTAAATCATCGGCAAAGGCCCCTGCGGCACCCGATCCCACCGCAACAGCAGCGGCTCAGGGGGCAGCCAACAAAGAGACGGCTATTGCTCAGGCTCAGTTGAATATGATCGGTCAGGAAACCCCGTGGGGGTCGCTTTCCTTTGAGGAGACCGGCAAGACTGAAGAGGGAACGCCGCAGTATAAGGCAATCCAGACCCTTTCTCCTGAGCAGCAGGCAATCCTTGACCAGTCCAATCAGGCGCAACTTGGCTTCGGTCAGACAGCCAACCAGCAGCTTTCGGCGGTCAAGGATACGCTGTCAACACCGATTGATTACAGTTCGCTGGGTCCGGCACCGGTTCTGGATGAGGCGGCGCGTCAACGGGCAACGCAGAGCATCCTTTCTAGGACGCAAGACCCGCGCAATCAGCAGCGGGCGGCGCTTGAGACGCAGCTTGCCAATCAAGGCTTTATGCGGGGAACCGAGGGGTTCAACAATCAGATGGATGAATTCAACCGCTCACAGAATGATTTCATGCTGGCGGCGGATCAGGCGGGGCTCGCTGAGATGTCGGGCATGTACGGGCTGGAAAGCGCCGCCCGCAACTCGGCAATCAATGAAATGGTACAGCAGCGCCAGATTCCGTTGAATGAACTGCTTGCCCTCGCTTCCGGCACTCAGGTTCAGGGGCCACAGTTCGTCGGCACGCCGCAGACTGGCATCGCAGCACCGGACATCATGGGCGCGACTTATGGCACCTACAATGGACAGGTGAACGCGGCGAACGCGGCAAATCAGGCGAATGCGATGGGCTTGCAGGGTCTGTATGGCCTTGGTGGTGCTGTGGGCGGTGGTTTGGCGTCCAGCTATGGTTCAGGCTGGAATTTTGGAGGCTGATATGGCTGGTAACAAATATGTGCAACTTCTCGACCCGAATTACGGTGCTGGCCTGAACAACGGCACGCATGCTGGCGGGTTGGGGTTCCTGGCGTCTCAGATCATGCAGGGCCTGAATGTCGGCAGACAGCGCCAGCAGGCCGAACAGGAGAAGCAGCAGGAGGCACTTGCTCAGGAAAGGTTCATTCAGGGCTTCACCGGTCAGGGCGCACCCAACCGCACCTATGCCGACCCGACAGGCGCACCGCTGACACCGGGCGGCACCGGACAGGCCCCACAGGGCTACAAGGGGGCCATGGATGCGCTCCAAGGCATTACCGGCCCCCGTGCTACCGAATTGATGATGACAGCCATGCAGGGCCAGCAGACAGAGCAGCAGCGGGCAGAGGAACAGCGCCGCGCTCAGGAACAGCAGCAGGCCGTGTGGGCGCGTCAGGATGCACAGCGGGCGGAAGACAACGCACGCCAGCAGCAGCAGTGGGAGGCGTCGTTCGGTCTACAGCAGCAGAAGGCTAACCAGCCGCCAAGCCAGCCAGCGGAAGTGCGGGAATACGAGTTTGCCAAGAGCAATGGATTCCAGGGGTCGTATCTGGATTTCATCGCGGCAAAGAGCGGGCCGCAGGAACCGCAGCCGGTCGGCTTTGAGGGCAAAGGAAACGATCAGCAGTTTGCCAATGCGTTGATGAACTACACTCAGATAGTCATGTCTGGTGGGCAGCCGACACCGTGGCAAACCATGATGGCACAGCATGCCTATGAAACACTCGGCAAGC